AATGGGGAATGTGGTAACCAGTAATACGCTTACGGAGCTTTTTTATCGATTTATTCGTATATGTACTAGTATCAAAGCAAGACAAATCTGGAGAGGCTCAATGACTACCTCATCCCCAGCCCTCACCCCACACGAACAACTCGACGCCCCCAAAGCCGGCCGCGTTGCGCTGAAGTTCTTCTTCAACCTTATGGAGCGTTGGGGCTGCAGCGCAGAGCAGCAACGCACATTACTCGGCGGCGTTGGTAACACCACGTTCTACAAATACAAACACCTGCCGAACATACGTCTGCCTAACGACACCCTTGAGCGCATCTCCTACCTGATGGGCATTCACAAGGCGTTGAGCATCATCTTCAGCAATAACCGTGAGCGCGCCTATACGTGGGTCAGCAGTCCAAACACAGCGGCGCCGTTCAACGGGCAAACTGCATTGGATTACATGCTGGCGGGGAGAGTGATCGACATCGCCGATGTGCGTCGCTATCTCGATGGGGTACGCGGTTGAAGGCGCCCGATTTGGTTGATGTGGCGTGGACGCGAGCCTATCGGATCGTCAACAGCAGCTTCCCGCCGATTGCGTTGTTCGAAGACGTGCTCGATCCCGAAGATCTGGAAGTTGCCTACGCAATTGAAGCGCTGACCAATGATCGTCTGATCGAGCAGGCCGGGGTACTTGCCCGAGTGCGACCCGAAGACCGACTCTCTGGCCCCGGCTCGACTCCGGTGATGGCTGCGTTTACTCATATTGGCAAACGCAGTCGTTTCTGTGACGGCACCTTCGGCGTTTACTACGCTGCGAGCAGTCAGGCGGCTGCCATCGCAGAGACCTGTTATCACCAGAAGCGATTTCTGGCGGCGACCCAGGAAGCGGATCTTGAGTTGACCATGCGCACTTACGTTAATCGGGTGGTTAAACCGTTGCACGACATTCGTCACGATCATCCCGAACTGCACAATCCGGATCCTGAGGCTTATGGGCCGTCTCAGCTATTCGCCCGTCAACTGCGCGAAACCGAGTCGTGGGGACTGCTCTACAACAGCGTTCGCCTGCCGGGCCATGAATGCGTCGCCGCGTTTCGGCCGCCTGCGGTGTCGATTCCGAAGCAGGGTAAGCATTTGCGCTATGTGTGGAGTGCGACTCAGCAGAAGATTTCGTTTGTGCTTGAAATCAGTCAGGTCTGAAACGCAAAAAGCCCTCGCATCAACGAGGGCCTTACAGCGATGTTTACATCAACGGCTTGTCCGGCGGCGCATCCATTACCTTCACAACATCATCGATCAACGCCTTGCTCAATTCCTGCAGATACTGCGAGGCATAAGCGTGAAGATCAGGATCGCGTGCGACTGAAGAGTCCGCAGTGAGCAGTCGTGAAATGTGAAGCAAGTGCGAGGCATGGGAAAGGGCGGCGATTACCGGTACACCACGGTTGGTGCGGAACATTGCTTGATTGGAGTGGAAGGAAAAGTGGGTGAGGCCGAGGGTTTTCAGATCTTGAGAGGTGGTCATTTCGTTTCACCTGCCTTTCGAGATGGGCGGTGTGAGGTGACAGGTGTGGCTGACGGATCAATGGCTTTCATTTGTTAACTCCCTGTATCAAATGAGGCTGCCAATTCGTTATCAGACGAATGGGTGGCAGCTATGCGCGGGCTGATAAACCGGAGATACAGGAACCCGGCAGACCCGAAGGTCTCCCACGCACAGCCGCCATTACACGGTAATGCTGACACAAAAAATGCGCCGGCAAACGTGAGTTGGGGCGCTGGTGCGCCTGTATCTTACCCGGGTTATCAGGCCCGGTCGCTGATTGGCAGCGACGGGTTTGACGGTAGCTTGGGGAGTAGCAGGGGCGCAATCGTGGCCAGTAGTGGCTTTGCCTGGCTTCTCGTTACTGCAGATTTCTCAGGATTTCGCGCCATGCGTTTGTCGGTCACGACTTGTCCTTGGCATTTTCCAAGCAACAAAACGAGGAGATCAGCGATGGTCGATGAGCTGGAACAATTCCAGCAGGACTTACTGGAGTCTGTACGTCAGATGAAGGCCGGTGAGGCCGCGCGCGTAACGCAGATGCGGCTCTCTGCGGCGGAGGAACAAAGCGTCGAGGCATCAAGCACTCTTGGACTGGGAAACCGGGTTGCCATTGACTCCGCCGGTTCAGGAGCTGAGACGCTGCTCATGCAATTACACTTTTTTATGGGCACGCCATAATTATTGCCAGCTCATAATTTGGAATAAAAGCGGAAACCGGACATTTTGGGCAAAAGCCGTGCTTTGTGGGAGAAGGGCGTCTGGCGATTAGATCGACGTGTGCGGAGGAGGTGCGCTATTTCTACTGAATCTGAAATGCAGCTAAAAATATAAACACCCCCCAGAGACAACAAAGCCCCTGCATTTCTGCAGGGGCTTTGTTTTGTATGGTGCCGGCACCAGGAGTCGAACCCGGGACCTACTGATTCAAGTCCACACATGCCTCCAATGATCGTTCGGCAGAGCAGGAAGATCCAATGTTTTCCGACACATAAGGGAAATAGATCCGCAACATTCCTTCACGATGTGGACTTTTTGTGAACGGTCGCAGGCTTAGTTTTTCACACCTTTTGCAAAGGTCTCACAGTGTGAGACTGGCCATATTGGCCCGTGTTCAGCGATCCCGCGCGAGCATCACGGTTTCAGCTGCTGTCGTTTTGCGCAAAAAGGATCAGAAGCCCGCCGGCGGGGGCAAAGTGCTTTAGAAAGCCAGCAACAAGGGTAGTGGGATGAGCACTGAGCTGTAGCAGTTCATACACGATGCTTTCGTTCTATCATTTGCAATAGTATTTCCTAATCGGACATGTAACCGATCTGCAGCGCTTAAGAGGCAACATCACATTGACATCGCTGCCGGTAAGCGGTGGAATGGCGCATATATGGATCCAATTGTCGCGAGCATGGAATTAGTCAGATGCCCTATCCGTTTTCAGGAATATTGGTCCGTTTCCTACCCATGGAATCGGAGAAATGCTGTTCTTATGGCCGTGACTCTGCGACTGAACCCCAAGAGGAGCCGCCGGCACATAGAGATGCTCAGAGTGAGCCTAAATCTACAGACGAGGCAGCTCTTGGTACGACCCAACGAAAAGAGCCAAAATTCCTGACAGAAGCTTTGCCTGATGAGCTTCACGTCAACCTATGGGAAATAGGTAAAACTCCGGCCAGTCCCTTTATGGATATTGGTGTGATGATAGGGGATAGAGCCAACACAGGTCATGTAGTCGTAGATTTACCATGGGCTGTAGAGCAAAAAGATATAAGTGATCTGGGATCTCGACTCAATGGTGAGAAAAGCGTTGCGGCCATTTTTAATGAAATAGTTCATTATGATGGTTTCGCAGAAGGGAATTTTGCCAATATTAGTTTTAGAAAGAATAATAACGATGAGAAACCGTTTTCGCTGCTTAGGCTTAACTCTCAGCATTTCACCATAATTAAGATATATCTCAGTGATGGCTCTCCCGCGTCCCGTTTAACGGTTCGGATACCTCCTATATTAAAAAGTGTCACTGCCGAAAATATTAGAAAATCGGCTTATATCCGATTTCGCATCAGAAATATTCCCGTTGAGGTTTACACGAGCGTATTTGATCAGAAAGACAAAGCACTGATTAGTTCGACTATCGAAACCAGAATCGTTGATTTTCGTATTAATGTTCGCCGAGGTATACCTGAGGAGTTGCTGAGTGGTGACGAAAAACTTTATTTTCCAGAGTTTGAGAAAATTCATTGCTTTTTAACTACTGAAAGAAGCGAGGAGTGCGTCTCCCAAAGTAGCAGTTATTCTGGATACCGTTCTCTAATGGATGAGGACGTATGGAATGAGTATGTAAGGCTGGATAGCTCGACTGGTATTTCTGCTGAAAACAGTGTAAGAAACTATCTGGGATACCAATGGACAGCGGCCGCAGGTAAACAACTGAACTCAAAGGGGGAGAAAAAGAAAGTCAAGGACTTAATAGTCTTGGCTAGATTCTCGAAGGTTAAGTCGGATGCTACCTCTATCGTCAGGTTTATTATCTTGGTAATTGTCCTCGGCGCGGCAGGAAGTGGATCTTGGGAGCTGTTGGGGGATCTTATAAAGTCCGAATTCAGTACTTTTACCAGGTTGTGCATTTTTGTTGGTTTGGCCGCAATGATCACTTCTGTAGGATTTGTTGCTAGAAAAACCATGGCGTACTTGAAAAAAGTATTTAGCTAACAAGTAGTACAGGCTTAACTCTATCTATCCATCGATATGCGGGTGGCTCGGCTTCAATAAGACCATTGAAGCTGAGCTCATCTTTTGATGGGCGATAGTAGCCTTTATATTTTTTCTCTAGTTCGAATCCATAATAATCAAAAAGCTTTTGGAAAACAGGTATCTGCTCTTCGGCAACTGACAATAATGGCCGATCATTATTCAGTGATTCAAATGCACGCTCAAACAACCTCAACCCTACACCTGAACCTTGAAATGCTGGAAGGACTCGCAAGCAACACAGTTTCTGTTCCAGCTCATTGTTCTTAACAATCGCCAAACCGGACAGCGTTCCCCGTCGATGCTCAAGTAAAATACTACGCTCACCCGACACTATGCCTGGAAGCATTTTGTTGTACAGCCATGTGTCAAATTCCGGATACAGCCCTGACAGATCTCTGAGGTGTTTGATAATTGTCGGAAGCGCTGTAATAAACGTTTCAGGACTTTTCGAGAGCAAATGACTATCAATGAGCTTTATCGAGGACGAAATCTCATTTGCATGCGTCTTATCGACCAATTTGTCCGAGTCGATAATCGAAAGATTCTTACACAAGCTCCAGTTCACTCTGGTGCCTCCCTTCAGACGCCTCTATATATCGGAACGATTGAGGAGCGATTGGCGATCCACCCAGCTCTGCTAGCTCAATCGGATTCTTATAGCGCTGCACTTCACCTACGGCTATCGCGACAGCAATCCGCTTGCCCTCATAATAGCTATCAAAGAATTGCTTGTCGATTCCCGCATGTTTTTTAGTCTTCTCCCAAATTTTTGATGGAGAGTCACTATAAATGTCCAAGACTTCGAATTCGCCGACGACTTTTCCGACGGGTTTGGTGGCATAAATCACAACGGTTTTCACGCAAGCGTTAGTGAATGACACTTTACGGAATTCAAACCGTTTCTCGCCACTCAATATTTTATTCGCGTATTCCGGTTTAATCGACAATAAGACCTTCATTAATTTCTCCTGCCGCAGCAACCCATTTAATTTGCGCCTCTGTTAACGACATGAAGTCCCAACGGGTGCGGGTGCTAATCATGCACTCCTCCATGAGCCTCTTTCTAATAATCCTTTTTTTAAGAGCGGCATTATACGTAAACTTAATTATATATGATTTCTTCTTGTTAGTAAAATACTCTTTAAGTTGTGCGAGCGTAAAAATGCTATAAGGTTTGGTGTATTTGATGAATTCTGATTCTGAATTGAATGACTTAATTTGTCTTACTTCCTCGACAACACCAATGGATGATGCCACAGAGCGATAATAAGCTTTGCCTTTGCCATCCGAAGTTCGATAAATAAGTACAAGGTCGCCAGGTTTCATTGCCTTGGTTCTTGCGATGCCTGATATGAAAACCTTGTGGATGCTATTGGTATGAGATACATCTTGTACAATGTCATGGTTTTCGTTGTTTAGTATTGAGTCTGGCAAGAAGGCGGAGTGATATTCTGGGTATATAGCTAAAAGATAGTATTTTCGGTCTTCAAAGTTGAATAATGGAAATTCTTTTACCACGTCACCTGAGAGTGTCTGCATCTGGCGTACTAAAACTTGTTCTTCACCATCAGGTGTTACCTTGGTCGAATAATTTTCGAATCCATAGCGTTCAAAAAGTGATATCAAATTTTCGTGCTTGGAAAACACGGTGACATATATTTGCTCGAATCCGCCATTAATGGCGTGGTCAAATATTTTCTTTATGAAACGTTCGCCTAGTTTAGTGCCGTGAGCGTTGATCTTTAAAGTTCCAACTTTTAATGTCGAAACGACCCGGAGCGGTGGATCGATTCCCTCGTCCACACCTGTTTCAGCTTTCAGATATAAAAAGCCGTCAATTTTATTCTTTGAATTGTAAAAGACATAAGCTAGCTCGCCAGCTAGTTCCTTTTTTTTGAACCATGCCTCAAATCCTATATAGTCAAGTTTGAGAGAGTCAAAAAAAACGTCTGATATATCTACTTTGTCAAAGCTGCAATATTTTAAATTTTTCATCTCAATCCTTTGACGTTGATACTGTCTTTTGCTATGCCTTTTATAATAAATTCGCGTACTTGTTCGAAATCTGACGGAATAGCAATTAGTAAAGGTGTATCGGTTTTTTTGCAGAAGTTCAGAGCGCCTTCTTTCTCGGCTCGTTGTAGTTTAGTAATTAAGCCGGCATCCCATTGGACATTGTCCCTCTTCTCTAATCTCAGCGCTATAGCAAAAGGATCATCCTCAATAAATACAACTGCAGATAAATGCATTGCGTAAAAGACATTTTGTTCTATTTGCGTGATGCGCCCTGAGTGATCCAGCAGAGCGAAATGACCATCTAGTAACCAGGCCTCAGTTTGCTTTTCGTATGTACGTATAGCCGACAGCAATTTTTGCTGGTTGCTTGAGATCTCTACGGTTTTTTTATCTGAGGTCCACGCTTCTAATTCGCCTTGCTGTTTAATCAGCTGGCTGGCACTAATGGAGGGGATTTTCAGCGTTTCTGCTAGCCTGGAGCAAAGGCTCGTTTTTCCCACACCGTGAACCCCTGCAAGAAAAAAAACCATGCGGTCTTCCTACGCAAATTCCAGTCTAATCTCGCACGGCAGCTTCCATGCGAGAGTCATAGCTTGCGAGACGAGTTTTACTATATTAGCTCAGGTATTGCTAGCGTATTGCCATTGCCATTGCCATTGCCATCGCAAAATTGACTGGGACACTTAGCCGTGATTTCCAACGGTCGTATTACTAATACAAAATGACGATAGAGTCATGGCTATGGCTATGGCTATGGCTATGGCTATGGCTATGACTATCGTGATGAGGTATGCGCATTTTAGCCCTGGGCATTTGGCGGAGGTGGTGAAGTTGAATCCGCTTTCGTTTGGGCTGGTGGGTGAAGGGGAGGTGGGGGATGGAGATTGATTGGTCGCCGTTAATCGAGTCGTTGGCTGCTGCTAACTGGACTGCGATTGTGGTCGCAGTGGTATCAGGTGGGGTGTCGATAAAAGCACCGCAGTTGCTTTGGAATAGGCAATCGGAGCGGGAGAGTGCGAGTGTGAAAGCTTCACTGTTGGCTGAAGTGGCGGCCCTTGTAGATATCGTTGAGCTGAGAGGATATCTCCCTGCCCTTCGGGATAGACAGAAGTTGTTAGCCGCTCGGCAGGGATCCGTAATGAGTGTCTTCTCGAATATTACCGAATCCTATGAAGTTGACATCGATAGCCAGTTCAACAGGGTTTATCAGGGAAATGTTACGAAGTTGGGAGTACTCGCCGCAGATGATGCGAGAGAAATCGTCCGGTTTCACCAACTGGCTGACAGCGTCAGGTTGGATGTTGTACCTGGGGGGAGGTTGGCTGTCGGAACTAATGATCCTAATGATTTTGGCAAAACCGCAGATTTGCTCGAAATGGCATTGAGAATCGGGCACGCACTGACGGATTCGATTGCCAACGAGCCGGGCATTAAGGATCGTCCGCGGAGTTAGAAAAACAAGTGTGGACACTTTGTGGACGTCTTCACGATTTGGCGTGAGGTTTTTTTAACCTCCAGAAACGACAAAGCCCCTGCATTTCTGCAGGGGCTTCGTTTTGTATGGTGCCGGCACCAGGAGTCGAACCCGGGACCTACTGATTACAAGGCAGATGCTTTTGTCAATATAATCAATGGGTTGGGTGATTTCTTGTTACGTGGGGGGACGCCAAACTCCACCTGTTTCGCGGGGTTTTGTTCGCTTGTTACGTGGCTAGTCATGCTCATTTATGCAGCGATCACTCGTCGAAGCATTGCTTCGGCCGCTTCGTCATCCTTGCAGTGGTAAACCTGCCTTGCCATCAGGCGTAAGGAGACACCAGGCGCAACCTCAGCATCTCCTTCCGCAAGATCAACATTTGCCAAATCTTCTTTGCTTGGTCGTCCGTTGGGGAACTGCACGATCACCCAAACGTCAGTCGCCCGAAATGTTGCGCCGTCCCGTGTTTCGACTCTATCCATCAGCTCAGAAATTTTCGTGGCACCAGCGCCATAGCTGAGAGCAGCATTCAAAGTAGGCTTTAAACGAACCCCGAGCAACGGTGGAGCGTTATGAAAGGTTATGTCGCAGTAGCCTTCCCTCATCGAGAGACCGATTAGCTGCCGCATATTGTGTTGTAACGGTGAAATTTGATCGTCTGACATTTAGCGCTACTCATGTGGTGTGTGCCCTCTCAGGCTAGCAGGCGTTCCCGACAGCGCTCATGTTAGTCAGCTGATGGGGAAACAATTGGAACACTGTGATCGTAGACATCCATCATCTTCGCGTCACGGTGGCCGCTCGCTTCCTGTTTGTCGGCCCTGGTGCCGGTAGTGTCAGTGATGCCGCGCCGTTTTAGATCGTGCAGCGCGAAGCGATCTTCCGGATCGATGTTTCCGTCTGCGATCGCCAAAGTGATAAAGCGTTGCCAGGCTGTGTCGAGGCTCGTTTTACGAAGCGGGCCACCGTGGCTGGCCACGATGATAAAGCGCTTTGACGCCGCGATCGGAATAGGCGTTTTACGGCGCTCCCAGACCCTCGCGCGCAATGCCTTCGCGCCCTCCCACACGGTGCGCAATCGGGGCGTCCATCGGACGATATTGTCCCGACTGCCCTTGCGGCGGTTGGTCAAAACCCCTTCCTGCAGCTCGTTCGCGTCCGTGAGCGTCACGACTTCGATGCCGCGAAGGCGGCATAGGTAGGCTAACTCCATCACGCTGGCTAGGTACTCGGGACAACCGCCAGGCTCGTTACGTGCCAGACGTCCACGCGCCGTTGCGCGATCGATGAGTACGTCCATAACGTTCAACCGTGGCAACCGGCGTTGTTTACGTTCTATCGGCGCTTCGATGCCCAGGGCAGGGTTCACCTCAAGGAAACCCCGATTGCGTCCCCACTGCAGCACGCGGCGCAGGTATCGCAGTGCGTGCGCCGCTTTTGAGGGTGTGCCCTCGTCTGCGATTCGATCGACAATGCGTTGCACCAGGGCTGCGGTGAATTTCTTCACGGCGAGATCGCCCAGCGGCTTGCCCAATTTGGTGGGGATGTTCAGCAGAACATCGCGGGAGTAGCAGTAATCATCGTGGGTTTTGGGTGCGAGTTTTTTATAACGGTCGCTCAGGTGGAATTGTTCGCACACGTAGCGGAGCGTTCCTCGATCGACGTTGGACGCCTCGTCCATGATTTGGTGAAGTTCTGCCAGCGACACGTCTGCGGGCGCCACGTTTTGGCGGCGCTGCTTTCCGGTCTCGTCCCGATGAAGGGTGTACCAGACACCACTGTCGCGATGGTCGAAGTAAACGGCCGCCGGGAGGGCGGCCTGATCGACATGGGCAGGGATATGGGGGTTGTGCTTACGCTTCCTCGCTCGCCTCATAATATGTCGGTGTCGTACCTTTCAGCGCTGGCCGACGTGACGCCGCCGGCGTGATTAATCAGGTCAAGCGTTGTCCACGGGCCAGTTCGGCCACGGAACAAGCGCACACCTTGGGCGATCAGCGAGCGTTCAACATCGGATCGACGCTGATAACCGGTGATGTGCTGCAGGTCTTGAAAGGTCAAAACACCTGTTGTTGCTTGGCTCACGGTACAACCCTCGAACCTGTGTGTTCCCGCGCCTGATGACAGGCCAGTGTAGAGGCGGGTTCTGCTGAAAGCGTAGTAGAAACCACTGGGTATGATTCTGGTGCTGCTTGCTCACGGCGTTTAAACATAATGGCGTTCCTTTGCTTTTCTGATTGCAGCCTTCTCGGCCATTAGAGCGGCCCATTCCGCAGTCTTGCGATGCTGACGAATACGGCTGCATTTTTGATGTTTTCGGGTAGATCTGGCTTTGCCGCAGATGTCGCAGATGCTCGGCAGATCCAGTCGCTTACTGGCCAATGCCGGCCGCTCCCGAATGCTTTTGTCATCGTTCATAACCTAGCCCCAGACGATGAATGGCTCGCCAGAAGCTGGGCCACGATGGCGGCTTCGGCCGCATCTATATCGCCCTGCTGTTTGGCGAAGGTGGCCAAGCACTCAAGGCGGATCCGCGCTTCGTCTGTTTTGGTGATCTGGTAATCGAACAAAGCTGTGCCGACTATCCGGATTGCCATCAGGTGCCGGTCGGATTGAGTGTCGACGTCGCCCTGTGTGTTAGCCTTTGAATCGCTACCGCTGTAGTGCTTTGCTTTCATCGTGTTGCCCTCAGTGGTGGTAGGTGTCGAGGGGCTGCAACCCCTCGACGCCACTTCGTTAAGCGCTCTGGAAAATCCAGCAGCGCACGGTTTTCGGTTTGTCTGCAGCGTCCAGCTCCCAGGCGGAGCAAACGGTTCTGTTTGTCTCCACGAACTTCGGGCACTTGCTGGTTTTCAGGTGGCGTTTCAGCTCGGTCATGTCCGGGACTTTCTGGCGTTTCTCCGCGGCTTCTTTGGCAAAGTCGTTGAGGTTCACCGCAATCAAACTGTCATTGCGTGAGTGGTTGAGTCCGCCGGCAGCGCTGTTTAGGTATTCGTACAGTTCCCAAAACTCAACGACGACCGGGTGATCAGCATTGATGGCCAGCTGGCGATCCTTGGCCATGTTCTGGATCTCCGCGTGTGTGGCTTCCAACTGATGCTTTTTCAGAGGAACGACGTGCACCAGTGCGTCTACAAGCGCGTGCAGCTGGGCATGATTCTTTGCGATCCGGACGGTGCGAATTTCAGGCAGGGCCAGCAGCGCCTGTTCGTAGGTCGGAACCTTCGCGCGAATAGTCTCCATCACGGAGGACTCAGACGTGGTGGCTTTGAGCAGAAATCCGCTCACGCGGTCGACGGGCATACGCTCAAGTTTTTCAACCAACAGCTTGGTTTGCGGGGTCTGCCCGTCCTTCGTCATGGCGATGTGCACCAAGCGCTGCAGGATCGGTTCAGAGGCGTTCACCGCGTGGTTCTGACCGATGACCACGGCGCCACGGAAGGGCGGTTCGCGGGTGTCGTTACCGTTGTTCTTTACACCGGTTGAGCGAACGCTGCGGCCGTTGTAGGCGGTCTTCAGTTCGTCCCAGTCGTATTGGCGGGTTTGGCTTCCATCTGATTTTTCGCGCTCAGATTCAATCAACACCACCGGCAGATTCCCGACTTGGGCAAAGTTTCGTGCCCGAGCAACTGGGGTGCCTTTAGTGGGGTCAAAACCTTCGTAGTCGAGGCGTCCGCACAACTTCCATAGGAATTCGATCAGGGTGGATTTACCGGCCCCTGGCTCACCGATAATTTCCATGAAGGGGTAACTCTTTTGATGCTGCCGGATCTGCTCGGCGAACAATGAGCCGAACCAGAAGGCGAGGGCGACCAGCCCTTTGGCACCGAAGCATTGCCAGATGATGTCGAGCCATTCGGTGTCGAACTTCTCCAGGTCAGTGTTCAGGTTCAAGGTCACTGACTGGCTGAGCGTTTTAATGCTCAAGCGATCCATATCGAAGAAGTCTTCTTCGTTCAGTTTGAAGATTTTACCGTCGCGTACCGCCACATCGCCGTACACGTATGCGCCGTGTTCGCGGGTGTAGCCCGTGAAGTCGATGGTTTGAACGGTCTTGAGAGCGTCGGTTTGCTCCTCAATGAATGCGTCCAATTGCTGCGTTGTACCGGTGAACATCCCACCGGGGGCAATGCCCAACAGACGCTTTTTGAACTCGGCCGATGAAGAGATCTGAGCGCTGGTAAAAGTGTTTTTAATCGGCGCAGCGTCGTGTGCAAACGTGATCCGGAAGTAATACCAGGACTCGTCTGTGAGCTTGTTTTCCTGGTAGTACAGGGCTTTCGGATTGCAGGTAGCGATGCGCTGCAGCGCGCCGCACTGCTGCATGGCTTTCGCCCGCATCTGTTTGTTGTTCAGCTGCTGATCGTCGTGATGCTCGCTGTCCTCCAGTTCCTGAATGGCCTTGTTGTATTTCTCCAGATCAAGCTTGAACCAATACAGACGATTGCCGAACTCCAGATGAAATTCGCTTCGACGCTTCCAATCGAACATCACCAGGGCTTTTTCGGTAGCGTTCTCAGCGATCAGCAGCGCGCCGTGATGCCGAGCAATGGTGATGTCTTTTTCAATTTTGGCGTCGCGTTTCTCGCCTTCGTCCAGGAACTGCCAGCGCTGGTGTAAATCGTTCCAATCGACCTTGCGTTTGTCCCGCTGAGGGATCTGCGCGGCCTCACAGGTAAAGCCCAATTCGCGGGCCATACGTACCCAACGTTTGGTATAGGCGTGTGCACCTGGTTCGTTGTCCAACGCCCAAACCAGCTTCGGCAGATTGCCCGGGCGTGCTGTGACCAACGCCTGCAGCGACTCAGCCGGGAAGGCGTTGGATGACATGGCGGACACGGCGGCAATGCCGTGGTGCACCAGGGCGGTGGCGTCGAAGATGCCTTCCACGATCCACACTTCTTTCGCTTCGAGCAGATCCACGCAGGGCGGGCACCACCACACCCCCCGGTAGCTTTCACCCGGAGCGAAACGCGCTTTCATTTTTCCGAAGCGTGCCGGCTTGTCGATCAAGCGTTCCCAGTAGCCGCCTTTCTCCAAGGCGAAACGCACCGTCGCGCTGCCTGCGTTGTGCTGAGAGGAGTAGTAGGTGTCTTGCGTGAACCAGCCAGCAATCAACTGGATGTCGAAGCCCCGACCGAACTCCAGATAGGCGCGGGCTGTGGCCGTTGGTGCACTGTCCGTAGCGGGGGCTCGCTTGCTCCAGTCTTCGAAAAGATCGTCGTAGATTTCCTTGACGTGCATGGTGTGACCGCACTTTTCAGGGCGACCGCAGATAACCAGCCACGGCTTGTCGTGACGTGAATACAGCTCTTTCTTCCTGCACTTGGGGCATTCACCACCGCGCATATAGTCGGTGCCGTTACGGTGTTTTAGGCCGTAGTCATTTTCAAGGCGCTGCAGGACGTCGGAGCGGAGATCGTCTCTCATGGTTTTTTCACTGTTTTGAGGCTTTGAGTCAGGGCGCCGGCGAGGGCGCCGATCAGATGTTTTCGAGCGGCCATCACCGGATCGTTCGTGAGGATCGACCCGTGGCGCAGCCCTTCGGGGATCAGGCGGTAATGGTCGGAATACCAGAGGTCATTGAGGCTGAGACGGTACTGCTCGCGCAGGTTGGCCAAGAGCGCTTCGGCCTGCACCGGTGGCAGTTTTGCGTTGATGTTCAGGGCGTTTTCCATCGTCAAACCTCAATTTCGGGTGCAGCTCACCCAAACCCACGGGAATGGGGAATCGGGGATTTAGTGGTTAGGTGTTACGGAGTGGTGACGCGAAAACGCCCGTTGTCCGGTGCGTTGAGGATGCGTTCATAAATCAGGCTGACGGGAATGGCCCAAACCTCACCGGTGCCTGTGTCAGTGATAACGGTGTGTGTCGGTGTGCTGGTCATTACATCTAGGCGCTGCCGATCGCTGGCTTCGGACAAATCGCTGTAGGCCAGGTGAACCAATTTTTCGGCTGTCGGGGTTAGCACGTCAAAGTCCGATACCAAGTGATGCACGGCACGTCTGATCAGTTGTTCATCGTCGCTCAAGTGTTCGCACCGATGCCGCTCAAGAAACACCGACGCCGCAGCTTTGAGCATGTCCTGATATTCCTGTACTGCAGGCAGACTGATCATTGAGCTTTCCCTGCGCGGTAAAGAGCGATGGCGGCAAGCACTTCGGCGTGCCGTGCCGCTACGTGGAGGTTATGAGCGTCCAGAATCAGTTCGGCTTCATCTTCGCTGATGGAACCGTCTTCCAGCGCCTTGGCGATCGCTTGGTCGACGCAACCGCGTTTTGCCGCTACCTGTAGCGAGCGGGCGTATAGCTCGACGTTGTCTAGCGTTTCAGGATCAGCCACTGGAACGAACAATCCGCCGTACATAGAGGCGACGTAATTGGGAAAGTGGTGAGTTCCGCAGTCCTGCTCAAGCATGAAAACCTGAGAGTCACTGAGAGGACTGCAGCCGGCGTTCTCATAGGCGTGGTTGTCGAACTTTTTGAGCTTGAGTCCCAAGCGTGCAGCGGCAGCTTCACGTCCGCCTGTATAGCTACGGATGATTTCGCTCATGATTTCTTTTCGGGTGTCTAGGATGGGGCTTTTCATCTTCTACTTTTCCCTGTTTGCCGCCGGTATTACTGTTCGATTACGCCGTCTTTTATTTGCAGAAGAACGGCGGCGCGATGTGCCTCCCCTCGGCGACCTTTTTTACGACCATTCAAGAGGTCGCTGACCAAATTCTTATTCAAGGCGTGAAGACGGCTGAATTCAGCGATACTCATTCCTTTTCGATCCAGAGCCTCCCGGGCTTGCTCGGTTGTAAGGGTGGCGGGCATAGTGTTCGCTCGTGTGCGTTCGTGTGGATTGGTGTTTGTACGGCGCCGATTATGACCAGTTTATTTGTCCTGTAAAGGGGCTAAAGTTTGAAAAAATTGTCATTGGGTGAATTCCCGGATGTAGGTGCGGGCGATTTCCTGCGCGAAGAAAGAAACCGTTTGGGGCTGAAACAAGAAGAAATGGCCCAGATTGGCGGCGTTACCAGGAACACCCAAGGCAGCTATGAGCGCAACGAACGACGCCCTGATACTGGCTATCTACGTGCTCTGCATGCCGTTGGCCTTGATATTCTTTACGTCGTTACTGGCGTGCGCACCGAGGTTCAGGTCGGAGAGCTGAGCGAGGATGAACAGGTATTGGTGAGCAGGTATCGCACCCTACCTTCCGATGACAAAAAATCTGTGCGCCGCTTCGTGCAAGCCATTGCTGATGACGTTGCAAAGAACTCAAATTTGGGTTGAAACAGCCCGTATGAATCCTCCGTTTCCCAACGCTTGAAAGCATCCCCCCTTCCGATAACTTCGATTCAGCAATTCACTTTATGGAGTAGTGAGAATGTTGGATCGCGTAAACGTCGATCAAACCCGTGTATTTGTAGTGCCGTCTGAATGGCATGCGCTTTCGAGTATTGAACAGCGCCTTGTGGCGCTGTATCGCAAGCTGAATGAGGAAGATCGAAAGCAATTGCTTCGCCTTACCGAGGCGCTGGCATCGATTCCTGATGATTCTCTTAGTTGATTCTGCTTAAGCCGACCGCTCTAGCGGCGTGACTGATCGCCGACGCTCGTGCGTCGGCGGTTTGTAATTACGCTACCGCCTGCGATCCCAACTGTTCGAAAAGCTCCCGCTGCTTGGCCCTAGGCATTTCCCTTAAGCGATCAATCAACATCCTCTCGAACGTCTGGGATGACGGACTGAGCGTGTGCGAGAACGTCAGATTTGCCACCCATGTGTGCCCGCACTTTGCGTCCAGGCACTGGCAGTACAGTTTTACAAAGGCTCTGGTTACCTCTTCCCGCGAGGCGATCCGGCCCTTGTGTCCGCAATTGCATACAACTCTCATTGTGTCCCTCCCCAGGGGCAGCTGATCGCCACCATTTTGCCACAATAAGTAGTGGCATTCTCTCTGGCGTCCGCCTCATGCAGTGGTATCCACTGCATCTGGTGCGTTTTTCCAGCTAAAGCGCCTGTCTTCGCGAAGCGTGTCATTCAGTTGGTTGAACAACTGACAGATCGGCCGTATTTCGTTACTCGTGTACACACGATCGATCTTTTCGATGTCCCCGAAACCACCGGTGTTTTCCGGAATGATGCCGGCCAGTGCCGGGTTCATACGCCATGCAGCGATGACGTCGTTTCGGGTGATGTTCTTCACCTTCTCCAGTTCGTCTTTCGCCTGGAAGTCACCCACGGGGATGATCTGGATCGCGTTTTCTTTGCCGTTGGGGATGTTGACGAACATCGACCGGAAATTGCCCACGCCCTTGCTGGCACTGATCTGCGCGCGCAGCTCGTCCTCGTCCTCTTCGGTCAGGTCGGGGTCGTTGGTGTAGAAGATGTAACCGGCGTGCGCGCCGTTGCTGTAGTACCGACGACGGAAGAGGGTGGCCGCCTCATTGAGCAGCAGCGCCTGCAGACCGCCCAAGTAGTCAGGAATCCCGTAAATGTTCTGTTCCACGTCGTAGTCCAGGACGTGGGAGATCTCGTGTTGTTCGAACTCCATTTCCTTGTTGTCGGGCAGCAGCATCACAAAACCGCCGTCGACCTTCACCCGCATGTTGATGGCGGGCAGGTGCTGCAGCTCCAGCACTTGGCCGAACGCGTTGGTGTCATTGTAGAAATACGCTTCGCCAAACACCATGTAGTCCAGCCCGGCGCGGCCCATCGTTTCCGTACTGCAGCCCGCCGAGGGTATGAACTCACGCAGCAGCAGGTTGCGTTTGAACTTCGGAATGGCGCCGTGGTGCGCGTTGGCGCGCAGCAGCTTGGCCAGGCCAACCCGCGACACCGGCGGTTTGTAGATCTTGCCGTCGTCGCTGGGGAACACCCCCACGTACTCGCCAATATTGCCGGACAGCACCTGTTCCGGTTCCCCGAACGTAAATGAGCGCATTGGCTGCTGCGGTGGTTGGGCTACGTGTTGCTTTCTGCGTTTGCGGTTGGCCATGGCTGGTCTGGTTACTCGTGACGTAGCGGCTACGACGCCGCTTGTTGGTGTTCAAAGGTTCGTTGGCCAAGGCGTGCATAACCGCCCAGGCAATGTCGGCGTGGCCGGTGGCGTCGGTGCGCGAGGCGCTGTAGGTGATCTGGCCGCTGTTGGTGGCGCCGCGCTTGATGGTCAGGAAGGCCTGCGCGATGTCCGTCCAGCCGGCGTCCCACTCGATGCGACTGCCTTGGATCGTGTCCTGGGCTTTCAGCACTAGGGCGTTTTTCGCCTCAAGGCTGTAGTGAATTGGCGTCGCTTTGGCGTAGAAGTCGCGCACCAGGTCGAACACGCCGTAACCCACTCCGGTGACGTCAATGCCGATGTGCTGGACGTTGAAGCGCTCGGTCAGCTTCTTGACCTGTGCAGCCTGGTAGGTGAACGAGTGGCCACGCCAGCTGTGCTTTTCAAGAATGCGGAACTTCGCCCCGGGTTCGAGTGGCGGCGCGATGACCACACAGGTGGCGTCGTCGCGGGTGCGACTCGGGTCGTAGCCCAGCCAGACCGGACTGTTGCCGAATGGCCTATCCAGATCCGGGTTGTAGTCCTCCCACAACGACAGATCCGAGTAGCAGCGTTCCAGATCCTTGAGGCTGAATGCGCTTTGGGTGCTGTCGATGAACTTGCAGTAGAACAGCTGCTGAAATTTGTCTTCGTCGTACTCCAGCTGCAACTGCTCCAAGTCGAACAGATCGCAGCCGCCGGCGATCGCATCGTCCAGCGTGATTGTCTTGCGCCATTGGCCATCCGGACACAGCGCGCCCTGCGTGTAAGCCGCTTCGCTCGGCCACACACCGCCAGCCTTCTTGCCGCGTTTGCTGTTGCGGAACTCCTCGCCTGACCAGAATGGGTACGCCTGGTGCGACACGGCGCTGGGTGTCGAGAAATAGGTTTTGCGCCACTTCTTGTGTGTGCCCATGGCGCTGGCCACGGTGCTGAGTTTTTCGAAGTCACGGATCCAGAAATATTCGTCCACATAGACGTGGCCGTGGTAACCCTGCGCGGTACTGCTGTTGGTGCTGAGAAAGCGCAGTTCGGCGCCGTTGCTCAGTGTGATCGGATTGCCCGTAAGCTCGATGCCGAACCACTGCTGGGCGAACTGGATGATGTAGCTGCGGAAGATCTCGGACTGCGATCGGCTGGCAGACAGAAACACCTGGTTGTCACCGCTCAGCACGGCATCCATGAACGCTTCGCCGGCGAAGTAGTAAGTCAGACCGACCTGACGGCTTTTGAGGACGTTCCGGACACGGCGAGTAAGCGGGTTCTGTTTCGCCTCGAACAGCTCTTTCTGGTAGGCATACATCTTCGAGATGAATTTATCGAGGAAGTCCACTTCGGTCAGGCCGCTAACGTCGTTCTTGGCCTTCTTTTCCCGCTTCTTACCGCTGCTTCCGCCTCGTTCACGGCGTTGACCAGGCTGGCGTTCGCGAGGCTCGTCCGGTGCGTCCGACGGCGCCGCCTGTGCAGGCTTGGCCGCAAGTTTTTTCAGCCGCTCAAGCAGGCTCGTCAGCCGCTCCAGTTCGTCCAGTTCGGCTTTCGTCAGCGGATCGATCTTTTCCAGGATCAAGGTGATTCGCCGGTTGACCGCGCTCAACGGTTCTTCATCCGTGAGCATTTCGTCCCAGCCGCCTTGGCGGATCCAGTAGTAAACGATTCGGATGTTGGGCAGCTTCAAATGCGCCTGTATTTCCTTCACCGAACAGCGGCGCAGGTAGAGGCGTTTTGCGGCTTCTTTAACTTCGGTCGGGTAGTTCATGGGCCGCAGTCTATGCGGCGAAAACCCCGGAAACGCGGGGTTAAATGCTGCGATCCGCCTATCTGTCGAAAATAGGAGAACCCTGAATTTCAACCGTTTGTTTGGCGGTAAACGGCTCCCTATCGTGGCGGCTCATTCAGCGATTGAGCGCAGTTACCACTCATGCCCCGTTCCCTTGTCTCCTACTGGAAACGTGTTGCCACCAGCGGCCCGACCATTGATGGCCGCGACATCCTTCCCCAGGAACTGCGCGACATCGCCGAGACCTACACCCCGGCCAAATACACCGCTGTCATCTGGTGTGACCACGAGCGCTGGCCTGGCTCCCACGGCACTGTGTTCGCCGTGCGACTGGTGGAAGAGGGCGACGATCTGGAGCCTGGGCAAATTGCTTTGGAAGCCCAGCTGAAGCCAAACGATCGCCTGCTGTACCTCAACGATCAAGGCCAGAAGCTGTTCACCAGCATTGAAATCACCCCGAATTTCGCGGGCACCGGTAAGGCCTATTTGACCGGCTTGGCCGTAACTGACGAGCCGGCCAGCCTCGGCACTCAAGAGCTGTATTTCTCCAACCGAACCAGCCGGGCCGCTTACTACGCCGCGTCGCTGGAACTCGGCCCACTGCGCGAAACCGAGGCGCAGGGCGAGATCGGACGGCTCATGGCCATGTTCACCCGCATGTTCAAGCGTTTCGGCATTGAAGACTCGCCCACCGAAACCACTCCGCAAACCCCAACCGAGAGCAAACCCCCAATGGATGAAGCTACCGCAACGGCTTTGAAAGCCCTGCTGGCCCAGCTGCTGGTCGTCGCTGCCGGCATTCAGGCCGTGATTGAGCCTGCCGCTGAAGACGCACCAGAACCCGATCAGGCCCCGATTGATGACGTAACTGACGCGGTGAACGACATCGTCACCACTGCCGAAGAAGAGCGCGAATTCAAGCGTAACGGCGGCGGCAACAAAGCCGTGCTGGCGGCGTTGGCGGGCCTGCAGAAGCAGTTCACCGAACTGAAGAACACTCCTTCCGGTCGCCAATTGCCGCGCTCCACCGGTGCCGCCGACAAATCCAAAGTGCGGGTGCTCTGACATGGCTCGTTCCCTGAGCGCCTACGGCGCCAAGATGTACGCCGAAATGCAGCTGGCGATCGCCGAGACCTACGGCGTCCCGCTGTCCAGCAAGATGTTTTCCGTTGAACCGTCGATCACCCAGGAGTTGAACGACGCAATCACGGCAAAAGCGGACTTCCTGCAGCGCATCAACGTCATTCCGGTGACCGAGATCAAGGGCGAGAAGGTGTTTGTCGGCGTGTCTGGCCCAGTCACAGGCCGCACCAACACCAAGACCACCGACCGCGAAGCAAAAGATGCATCCGCTCTCGAAAACAGCACCTATGAGCTGTCTTCGACTGAATCCGACGTGGGCCTGCCGTACGCGAAAATCGATGCCTGGGCGAAGTTTCCGGACTTCCACCAGCGCTATTCCGCTGCAGTGCAGAAGCAGATCGCCCTCGATCGCATCATGGTCGGTTTCCACGGTGTGAAAGCGGCTGCGCAGACCGACATCGAAGCCTATCCGATGCTGCAGGACGTGAACAAAGGCTGGCTGCAGCAACTGCGCGAGCAGGCGCCGCAGCAGGTGCTCAAGGAAGGCAAAGCCGCCGGCAAAGTCACCTTGGGGCTGGACGGTGACTACGCCAACCTTGACGCCCTGGTGCATGACACCAAACAGATGGTGGACGAGCGTCTGCGCGACGGTGGCGACTTGATCGCGATCATCGGTTCCGATCTGTTGGCGGCCGATAAGGCGAAGCTGTACGCCAAGCAAGGCGACGTGCCGACCGAGAAAGAGCGCATCGAAGATGCCCAAGTGATCGCCACCTACGGCGGTTTGCCAAGCTTCAGCGTGCCGTTCTTCCCGGTCAACGCTGTGCTGGTCACCAGCTGGGACAACCTTTCGATCTACTTCCAGGACTCCAGCTGGCGCAAGCAAACCGTGGACAACCCGAAACGTTCCCGCGTCGAGGATTACAACAGCCGCAATGAAGGCTATGTGATCGAGCAGCTGGAGAAAATCGCGCTGACCGAGAACGTGGAGCTGGTGAAGTGAGCCTGGCTCTCGCCCACAAGCGCCGCACTTTGGCTCAGGGAACCGCTGCAGTGATTGCTGCTGCAGCGGCACCACTGGCGTATTCGCCGGCGGAAGCCTTAAGCAGCCCCGCCAACGCGAAAAAGCACCTGCTGCTGATGGAAGCGTCGCTGGATCAGGATCTGCAGCGCCTGAGCGATATCAAGGGTCTCGCCGGGCGTCAGGCACTCAAGCGCGAAGAACTGCTGCCCAAGTATCAGGACTTCATTCAGCGTTACATGGATTCGGGCCTGGTGATGCCGAACCGTGTCCTGGTGCAGGTGATGGTCTGGCTGTTCGACACCGAGCAGTTCGAAGACGGCCTGGCACTGGCGGACTTTGCGATCGGGCAGGGGCAGGAAATGCCCGAGCGGTTCAAGCGCCGCGACGTGCAAACCTTCGTTGCGGACGCAGTGATCGACTGGGCTTACGCCGAATACAACGCCCAGCGCAGCCCGGAGCCGTACCTGTCCGATCTGCTGCCTCGCGTCGACGGTGAATGGGAGCTGACCGAACAGATCCCGTCCAAGTACCACAAGTTGATCGGCATGCGGGCCATGGAGGCCGAGCAGTGGGAAACCGCGCTCAAGCACCTGGAACGATCTACCGAGCTGTACGCGAAAGCCGGCAACGAGACGCGAATCAAGAAGTGTCGTATCGCACTCGCCAAACAAACGCCCGCCGTTACCGGCGCCCAATAACCGACTACCCCCCCCAGCGGGGAACTGTGGACGTGTGTCTGCCATTTATGGCCGGCCCCACGAAAAACAGTCTCCCCGCCCTATTTGAGCGGCCAGCAATGAGCTTTTCCGGGAACCCCACCACCTTTGTGGAACAGACGATTGAGAACGACGGCTTTTGGCCGAACCTCTCCGTGTCCGAGTTCCAGAAGGGCTATCGCCTGCCGGCGGAGTTCCTGGGCACGTTGCTGGTCGACGCCCTGAGTATTGCCATGGTCGAAGTCAATACAGACCTGGCCAAACTTAAAAACCGCTGGCAGATCCTCGGCACTAACAACGTCGAAGCGGCCGAACAGTCGGCGCCTGAACGTGCGTTGCGGGTCAGCTTGTACAAGCGCGCCGTGTATTGCCGCGCCAAGGCCAGCGCCTTGCCTCAATTTGCATCCGTCACCCGCCGCGAAAGCGCTGAGAACACCGCCAAGGAAGCACCCGAGCTTAAAGAAACCTTCTTGGCATTCAGCCAATCAGCCGTGCGTGCCCTGCAGGGCCGGGGCCGCATCACGGCGGCGCTGCTATGACCAAGCTGCAAGGACTGACCGCCTACTTGCGGGAACGCCGTCTAGTCGAGCCTGAACAGCTCGACAGTTTCACCGAACAGGTGAAGCTCATTCTGGTGTGGAAACCCGACGTCGACGGCATGCACCTGGGCGACATGCACTATCGCGCCGTGATCGTCCTGGAGCGCTTCGCCGACCATCCGGCGCGCCTGATGGCGTTGGTCGGTAGTTGGCTGGAAAACCACGACTCCAACCGTGACCGCCACGAACTGCCGGCGCCGGAATTCCTCGTGGAGCCTCTGGATAACGATCTGTTCGACGTGGAAATCACGCTGGAATTTGTCGAGCCGCAGTATCTGGCCGAAGACCCTGCCGGCGAGATCGAGGCCTTCGGTAAGACCTGGGCTTTTGTCCCGTTTGATCTGTGGATTGCTGAGCGCGGCGAGGTGGCCACCGATGGCCGGGCGTAGCACGTTCGAACTCGACATTCGCGGTCGCTTGGGCGTTCGCGAGCAACTGGCGTTGCTAAGCCTACCGCCGCAATTGCGCCGCCGACTGCTGAACCAGGTTACCAAACGCGTGCGGACGATGAGCCGCAAGCGCGTGCGTGAGCAGAAGAACCTGGACGGCACGCCCTTCGCCCCACGCAAGGGCGACAGCAAGGGCAAAAAGAAGATGGAAGCCGGCCTGGCCAAGTTGATGGTGGTCACCCGGGTAAGCGCTGATGAAGCGGAATTGGGCTGGAAAAACGCCCTGACCCGATGGGTCGCCGCGCAGCAGCACAACGGCGTCAGTGAGCGCCGCACCGCCCAGCAGATGCGCCGATGGAACAAGACCCCGCCGGGTTTGGCAGCAACCGACAAGCAAGCCAAGCGCTTGCGCCGGTTGGGTTTCCGTGTGCGCCAAGCAGGCAAAAAGACGCTGACCCGTCCGTCGGTGGCGTGGATTCAGGAGCATGTGAATTACGCCAAAGCCGGTCTGTTGATCCGGATCCTCGACGACCAGCGCAGCGAAAGCACTGGCGCGCAAAGCTGGGAAATCACCTTGCCGAAACGCCAGTTCATCGGCGCCGAAACTGAACGCGACACCAACCTGCTGATTAACCAGGTGTTGCAACAAATCCTAACTTCACCCCGCTAACGAGGCACTGCATGGCACTCGGTCAAGTCACCGTCGACAATCTCAATCTAGGCCAGGGTGCCGTGACAGAGGTTGAGCGTTACTTTCTTTTCATCGGCCCCGCCGCCAAAAACGTCGGCCAGATCATTCCGTTGAACACCGACAGCGATCTGGACGCCGCCCTGGGCGTCCCGGCGAGCGATCTGAAAGCCCAAATCACCGCCGCACGTTTGAACGGTGGCCAGCGCTGGGCCTGCATGGCGGCCCCGATCGGCCCCGAAGGCGACTGGGCCACCGCTCTGGAGAAAACCCAGCAACAAGGGGTGTCGGTGGAAGCGGTAATCGTCACCAAGCCTGTCACCAAGGGTGACGAACTATCGGCCATGAATGACGCGGCCGTCGCCCTGAACAACACCTACGGCCGTCGTGTTTTCTTTCTGGCAAGCACCGCCGGCATCGCCGTCGACCAGACCTGGGCACAGTACCTGAGCGAGCAAAAAGCGTTGGTAGCGGGTCTGGCAGCGCCGCGCGTTTCACCGGTGCCGCAACTGCACGGTAATGACTTGGGCGTGCTGGCTGGCCGCTTGGCCAATTCGGCAGTCAGCATCGCTGATAGTCCGATGCGCGTGGCCACCGGCCCGGTGTTGGGACTTGGCGACGTGCCTATCGATATGGAGCTGATCCCGCTGCCGTCCGCTGTGCGCAGTGAACTGGATCGGGCGCGGTTCTCCGTCACCCAGACCTACCCCGACTACCCGGGGGTGTACTGGGGTGACTGCAACATGTTGGACACCCCGGGCAGTGACTTTCAGGTCGTGGAATACCTGCGCATCACCGACAAAGCCGCTCGCCTGATTCGCCCGCTGCTGATCCGCCGTGTAGCCGATCGCCGCTTGAACAGTACCCCCAACAGTATGGCGGTGAACACCAACCAACTGATGGCGCCTCTGCGTGCCATGGCCAAGTCCATCAAGTTCAACGGTGAGGTGTTCCCCGGTGACATCGAGCCGCCGAAAGACGGTGACCTGGTGCTGGAATGGCTCAGCAAAACCAAGGTTGCCGCCTACATCAAGCTCAAACCCCTCAACTGCCCGAAAGACCTCACGGCGAACATCGCCCTGGATCTTTCCACTGACAAAACGGAGTAACGCCCCATGGCAAAAATTGGCGGCAAGAACTTCGACGTGAGCCTGGGCGATCTGTCGCTGCACGTCGAGAGCTGCACCCTGGACATCACCGACAACTCGGCCGTAGCCCAAACCCGTGGCGTGCCTGACGGCTACGTGGAGGGCGACGTGGCCGCTGCCGGCGAACTGGAACTGGACAGCTCCAACTTTCAGTTGCTGATCGACGCGGCGCGATCTGCGGGCAGCTTCCGCAAGCTCAAGCCGTTTGACGCAGTGTTCTTCGCCAAGGCCGGCGAAGAAGAGGAACTGCGCGTGGAAGCCTTCGGCTGCAAGGTGAAGATCTCCAGCCTGTTGTCGATCGACCCGAAAGGTGGCGAGAAAACCAAACACAAGGTGCCGTTTGACGTCACCAGTCCGGATTTCATTCACATCAACGGCGTTCCGTACCTCGACGCTACCGAGATCGAGGGGATCCGTTAATGGTGGACTGGTTCGACCGCGCCCAGGAGCTGGAGCAACGCCAACGTGACCAGGCGATCAAGGCCCAACTGCTGACGCCTGTGCCGGTCGGGCCAAGCCTGACCCATTGCGAGGACTGCGACAAAGAGATCCCGCCGGCACGCCGTGCGCTGGGCGGTAAAACGCGATGCGTCCCGTGCCAGACGGGCTTTGAGCAGAGTAAACGCTGATGACGACTGAAACCGTACGCCTCGGAACGCTGGAGCAGAGATTCGCTGTGTTCGAACACCGGCTGAGCGAGTTGGAAGACCGCCACGAAACGGTGCCTACCCGCGTGACCAAGTTGGAGCAGGGGTTCGAACACATGGCCGGTCAACTCTCGGAACTGAACGCTGGCCAGCAGACCCTGACGGTCGCGGTAAACGACATCGGCGCGAAGGTCGGGCGCTTGCTGACCATTCTCACGGTGGTCGCTTCTGTGCTGCAGATGGTTGTGCCGGCACTGCTGCGGGTGTGGTTTCCATGAGCCTGCGCGGAAGGATTCAGGCCGGTGCGATTGCGCTGGCCAGCGCTCCGTTGGTGATCTTCCTGGGCACTTGGGAGGGCAACGGACAAAACACCGTTTATGCGGACAAGCTCGCCGGTGGACTGCCCACGGTTTGCAAGGGCATCACCCGGTTTACCAGCCCTTACCCGGTCGTTGTCGGCGACTACTGGTCACCCGCCAAGTGCGCCGAGGTGGAGCAACTGGTGATCCGCAAAACGCAGCTGCAGCTCGCCGAGTGCATCACCTACCCGAACGCCAGCCAGAACACGTTCGACGCACTCACCAGTCACGGCCACAACTTCGGTGTGACCAGCACCTGCGCCAGTCGAGCGGTCGCGCTTATCAACGCCGGCCGCATCGCCGAGGGCTGCAAAGCTCTGGCATGGGCGCCGGACGGCAAGACGCCGGTATGGGCCTTTGTGACTGACGCCAAGGGCCAGAAGCACTTTGTGCCGGGCCTGCACAACCGTCGGCTGGCCGAATCCCGCCTGTGTGCGGAGGGCTTGTGATGCTGCGCCAAGCCTTGTTCCTGGTCGTGTTGTGCCTGGTCGCCTGGATCGGTTTTGACTCGCTCGAAGGCCAGCGCGACGAAGCCAGACGCGAGCGTGATAGCGCGAAATGGGAGGCCAGCGGCCTGCGGGAAGCGGCACGCATCAGCGGCGAAATGCTCGCCGAGCGGGACGCGATCGACCAACGAAACACAAAGGTATTGACCGATGCACGCACTGAAAACGAACGCCTGCGCCGCGCTGTTGGCGATGGCACAGGCCGGTTGCTCGTCCGCGCCACCTGTCCCGCCACCGGATCTGTGCCCGCCACCGCCGGCACCGCCCGCGTGGCTGATGCAGGACGCGCCGAACTCGCAGCAGACGCTAGACCGGATTATTTCACCCTCCGGAATCAGCTCGCCCTAAGCCGGCAAATGATTTTCGGACTGCAGCAATACGTCCGTGGCGTGTGCCGGCGATCGCCAGCGCACCAGGACACCACTTTTTCCAACCTCAACAAGAGATCAACCCCATGAGCCAACAGAACAACACCGAAATCACCCTGGAAGTCGGCGAACAGGAATTCACCTTCAACCTGACACCGGCCGACGTCACCAAGTATTTCAACGCTCTGACCCAAACCAACAAGGTCGCCCCGGGCAACAACCTGTTGATGACCACTGTGCTGCAGGAACAAAAAACCGTGCTGAAACCGCTGCTGGGCAACCCGGTGATGGTGATGCAGATCGCCGGCGCGCTGCTCGAGGAGTACGCGCCCAACGTTGAGGTGATCGTAAAAAAGCGCTCGAGCACGCTGAGCGCCTAAGCGAAAACGGACTGGGCCAGTTGATGGCCCTGACGAACCGCTGGCTTCCTGGTGCCGAACCCACGCCCGAGGCGATGGGGACGGCCAAGTGGCTGGAGGACGAACACTGGAGACGCATGGAGTTCGCCGTGGCTAACGGCATCGCCCTTGCGCTGAACGGGTAACGACTTTGGCAGACCGTAGCGCCAGCCTGGCTTTCATTCTCAGCTTGCAGGACAAGGTCACCGCGCCCTTGGGAAAGGTGAAAATGGGCTTTTCCGAGCTGGCTGATCAGAGCGAAAAGCACATCAAGACCATCGGCTTGGGCATCGGCGGCGTGACGGCGGCTGTGGTCGGGATCCGTGAGTCCATGGAACCGGCGCTGGAGGTCAATCGCGCCCTGGGCGACGTCCGATCGTTGGGCGTGGCTGAGGATGCGTTGTCGGCACTCAATGCCAAGTCGCTGCAATTCGCGGTGAGCTATGGCGAGAACGCCAAGGATTTTGTGGCCTCGGCTTACCTGATTGAGGGCGCTATCAAGGGACTCGCCGGCAACCAGCTCGCCACGTTCACCAACACCAGCAACTTACTGGCGAAGGCCACCAAGACGGACGCCGAAACCATGGGCGAATACGTCGGCACACTCTACAACCTGCAGAAGTCCCAAGCGGATGCGATGGGGAAGGGCGCGTGGGTGGAAAAGCTCGGCGGGCAAACGGCGCTGGCTGTGCAGTTGTTCCGTACCAGCGGCGCCGCGATGAAAGACGCCTTCAAGGAGGCCGGCGCGATCGCCACCACATCGGGCGTCGATCTTGCCGAACAGATGGCGGTGATCGGCACGCTGAGCAGCACCATGGAGGGCGGCGACGCCGGCGGACGCTATAAGGCGTTCTTCGAAAACATCGGCGCGGCGTCGGAAAAACTTGGCATGAAGTTCACCGATCAGCAGGGCAAAGTCCTGCCGATGATGGCGATTCTGGACAAGCTGCAGGGCAAGTTCGGTG